GTGTTGAGAGACCCATCATCATTTGGTGATATAGTAAGAGGCTTACATGTCTATGGTGCGAAAGTACTTAGAGATGACGCTTTATGTAGTGCATTCTATGTAATTGACTAATTGTCAAAACTCGGGGGGTCTTAATTGACCCTCCACTTTTTAAAGGAGATAATATGTACGGAAAAAATAAAAGAGAAAAAATGACTTACGGTGGTGGTACGTCTAAAAAGAAAATGATAAATGGTGGAAGAGCTATGTATAATAAAGGTGGAAAAGCTGGAACACAACCTGAATACAAATCTGGTGAAATGCCAAAGTGTATGCCTAAATAATTATGAAAGGCGTACCACATTATAAAAAGGATGGAACTGAATGGAAAGGCAATACTCATAAAATGCCTAATGGAAGTTTACATACAAATAAATCTCATACTAAAACAAGTGTAAAACTTGTTCATTTTAAAGATTTAAGTAAAAAAGCAAAATTAAAAGCTAAAGGTAAAAAATAATGGCTACAACATATCTTGACATAACTAACGAAGTATTAAGAGAACTTAATGAAGTTCCTTTAACATCTGCAAACTTTACAAACGCTACAGGTATTCAGAAGTTTGTTAAAGATAGTATCAATAAATCTATATTTGATATAGCCAACGAAGAACCACAATTACCTTTTTTTTCTGCAGGAGTTAGTGGAGGCACTGACCCTTTCTATGGTAACGTAACAGTTGCTACAGTTGCAGGACAAAGATGGTACACATTAAAGTCTGGTAGTTCTAGTATTACTACAGACTATGCTTCAATAGATTGGGATGACTTTTATGTTACAACAATCAACGTAAGTGGAGAAACAACACCTTATGTCTCTAAAGGTTTAAAGTTTCTTACGAATACAGACTGGACAAGATACTACAGAGACAGTGAGAATGCAGATGATGCAGATACTCAAAACCATGGAGAACCTAGATTTGTTATTAAGTCTCCTGACAATAGAAAGTTTGGATTAAGTCCAATACCTGATAAGGTTTATAATATACACTTTTATGCTTTCGTAAGACCGACTGCATTATCAGCACATGATGATACAATCACTTTACCAGAGCAGTACAGTAATATAATAACAGCTAGAAGTCGTTATTACATTTGGCAGTTTAAAGAAAGCCCACAACAAGCAGCTTTTGCATTGGATGATTATAAAAAAGGTATGAAGTATATGAAATCAAACCTAATGAATCCAGCTCCAAAGTATATGACAGACGATAGAACTTACTTTTAAAATATGGCACGTTCACAACCTTTTACCGTAGCATGTGCAGGTGGCTTAGTAACATCAGCTAACTCTATAGACTTGTTACGTACACCCGGAGTTGCTACAGTTTTACAAAACTTTGAAGTATCTATTGAAGGTGGATACAGACGTATTAATGGTTTTAGTAAGTTTGGTGCAGGAAATGCAGTTCAACCTACAGGTAGTACAACAACTATATTAGGTACTCAACCTTATGCAGATGGTGTTGTAGTGACTGCAGGTACTAACATATACTTTACACAAGATGGTATTACATGGCTAACAATAAATAGATTATCTGCAGGTGGTGGAGATAACTATTCAACCTTTACAGGTAAAAGTATTGCAGCAAGAACTGGACAAGGGCAGTGTCAGTTTGCAATGTTTGAAGGTGCTGGACAAGACTATGGAAGTATTATTATAGCTGATGGAGTTAATGAGCCTTTTAGTTTTAGAATGGAAGGTACAGGAGCTTTAAGTACAAGAACATACTTTACAGAAGAAATAACAGTTACAGGTACTAAAGGCGTACAGTTTATTACAGCCCATGACCATCATTTAATAGCTGCTGGTGTAACTGATAATGAAAATACAGTTTACTATAGTGTTAATAATGACCCTACATCTTTTAGTGGTACTGGTGCAGGTGCAGTAACTATATCAGATAAGATAGTAGGTATTAAAGGTTTCCGTACAGATTTATTTATATTTTGTGAAAATAGTATTCATAAACTTATAAACATTAATAACTCAAGTACAGTAGCAGTTATACCTGTTGCTGAAAGTGTAGGATGTTTAAGTGGCTACAGTATTCAAGAGATTGGTGGTGATTTAATATTTTTAGCACCTGATGGACTTAGAACAGTTGCTGGTACATCAAGAATTGGTGACGTTGAGTTAGGTACAGTTAGTAAATCAATACAGCCTATTATAACAGAACTAGCACAAAAAGTCAATGAATATACAATAAGTAGTGTAGTATTAAGAGAAAAATCACAATATAGATTATTTTATATTGATACAGACTTGACAAATGCTTCACAAAGAGGTATAATAGGTACACTAAGACCAAATGGTTTTGAATGGTCTGAAATGCTAGGTATGGAAGTTACAGCTATAGGTTCTGGATTTGATACTAATGGTATTGAAAAATATTATCATGGTGATACAAACGGTTATGTTTATTTACATAACTCAGGTGATAATTTTGATGGTGCTGCAATAGATGCAAGATATCAAACACCAGACTATGATTATGGAGACTTCGGAACTTTAAAAACTTTACACTACGTTAAACTATCTATAGGTCCAGAGAATGAAGTACAGCCTTCAGTAAGAGTTAGATTTGATTACGATAGTAACGAAACACCACAACCAGAAGATTATTTATTAGACAGTGTACCAGCTCCATCAATATTTGGTACAGCTTTATTTGGCACTGCAAAGTTTGGAGCATCTGAACAGCCTTTAGTTAGGTTAGCACTTCAAGGTAGTGGTTTTTCTAATAGCTTTAGAATATTAACAAACGATACAAACGCACCATACACAATAAACGGACTATACATAGATTACATTCCATCAGGTAGGAGATAAACACAATGGCAGGTTATACAAGACAAAGTACATTCGCAGACGGAGATACAATCACTGCTGCACTATTTAATAATGAGTACAACCAAGTTTTAAATGCTTTTAGCAATACAGGTGGTCATAAACATGATGGCACTACAAACGAAGGACCAGTTATAGGTCTTATTGGAGATGCAGGAGAAACTTCTCCAAACAATAAAGTATTAATAGATACAACAAATAACTATATTGAGTTCTATGTAGAAGTCTCAAGTAATCCTGTACAACAATTATACATAGCTGATGGAGCTATTATACCTGTTACAGATAGTGATGTAGACTTAGGTACTAGTTCTTTATACTTTAAAAATGCTTACATAGATTCAATTACTACAACTGGTAATGTTGCAGTAGGCGGTAATTTAACAGTAACAGGTACAACCACATTTAACGGTGGTACAATCACTATGGGTGATGCAGCTACTGATAATGTTGTCTTCGGTGCTGATGTAGACTCTAACATTATTCCAGATGATGATGACAGTTATGACTTAGGTAGTTCTTCACAAGAATGGAGAAACTTATTCATAGACGGTACAGCTAATATAGATAGCCTTGTAGCTGATACAGCAGACATAAATGGCGGTACTATTGATGGTGCTATTATTGGTGGTTCAAGTGCTGCAGCTATTACAGGTACAGCTATTACTGGTACAAGCTTTGTAATTGGTAGTGCTACTATAACTGAAGCAGAACTAGAAATACTAGACGGTGCTACAGTAACTACAGATGAATTAAACATACTTGACGGTGTTACAGCTAGTGCAGCAGACATTAATCTTATAGATGGTATAACTAACGGAACTGTTATAGCAAGTAAAGCAATTATTACAGATGCTAACAAAGACATTACAGGTGGTAGAAACATTACTATCTCCGGAGAACTTGATGCAGCTACTTTAGACATTTCAGGTAATGCAGATATTGATGGTACTTTAGAAACTGATGCACTATCTATAAACGGTACAACAGTTACAAGTACTGCTGCAGAACTTAATATCCTTGATGGTGTTACAAGTACAGCAGCAGAGATAAACTTACTTGATGGAGTTACAGCAACTACAGCAGAGTTAAACATATTAGACGGAGTAACATCCACTGCAGCAGAGTTAAACATACTTGACGGTAAAGCTTTCCTTGATGAAGATGATATGTCTTCAAACAGTGCTACAGGTATTGCATCTCAACAATCTATTAAAGCTTACGTAGATACACAAATTACTGCAGAAGACTTAGACATTACAACAGACAGTGGAACTATTGCAATTGATTTAGATAGTGAAACATTAACTGTATCAGGTGGTACAGGTCTTGATAGTTCTGCAACAGGTAATGCAGTTACTTTAGCAATTGATAGTACAGTTGCTACACTTACAGGCTCACAAACTTTAACAAACAAATCACTAACTGCTCCTACACTTACAGGTACTGCTGTAGTAGCTTCACTAGACATCTCAGGCGATATAGACGTAGACGGTACAACTAACTTAGATGTCGTGGACATTGATGGTGCTGTGGATATGGCTTCTACACTTAATGTTTCAGGAGCTATAACAGGCACACTTGGTACAGCAGCACAACCTAATATTACAAGTCTTGGTACTCTTACAACACTTACAGTAGATGATATAACTATTAATGGTTCTACTATTTCTGATGGTGCAGCTTTAACATTAGATGCTGCTACAGAAATTTGTCTTGATTCTGATAGTGGATATATTTATTTAAAAGATGATGGAACTTCTATTGGACTTTTTAAATTAACTTCATCAGATTTCTATATTAAATCTGTTGTTTCAGACAAAGATATAATTTTCCAAGGTAATGATGGTGGTTCAGCAATCACAGCCCTTACCCTTGATATGTCTGATGCAGGAACAGCTATATTTAACCATGATGTAAAACTTGGTGATAATGGAAAGGCTATATTCGGTGCTGGTTCAGATTTAGAGATTTATAGTGATGGAACAGATGGTTATATAGATAATGTTACAGGTGATTTTTACATACGAGATACAGCTGGTGGCACATTACATTTACAAGCTAAAATAGGCGAAGAAGGCATTGTTATAAATGACGATGGTGGTGTTGACATTTATAGAAACAACCAACTAAAACTCCAAACAACCTCAACAGGTATAGACGTTACAGGAGCTATCAGTACCGACACAATCAATGGCGTAGGTATATCTTCTAATATATCTAACTTTTCTGAAAGCATACTTATTAGTAATGATGCTGGTACAGGTACTTTATCTAGTGCTGATAAAAATACAGGTTTAGGTTTTGAAGTATTTGATGATTTAACAAGCGGTGATAACAATACAGCTTTAGGACATCAAGCATTAACTAAACTAACAACAGGTTCTAGTAATACCGCAATAGGTATAGGTGCTTTAGATGCCAACACTACAGCGAATAATAATGTTGCTGTAGGTGCTAGTTCTTTAACAGCAAATACTACTGGTACAGCAAATGTCGCAGTTGGTGTTAATAGTTTAAACGCGAATACAACCGCAGATAATAATACAGCTTTAGGTTTCCTTGCTTTAACAGCAAACACTACAGGTTCAGAAAATACAGCAGTGGGCAAAAATGCATTAGCAGCAAATACTACAGGTGTATACAATAATGCTTTTGGACATGAAAGCCTTGATGCTAATACAACAGGTATAGAAAACTGTGCCTTTGGATTAGTTTCATTATCTTCTAATACAACAGGTAATTACAATACAGCTTATGGTTCAAGGTCTTTAAATGCAAACACTACAGGTGCTTCTAATACAGCAGTAGGTCAAGCTACTTTAGATGCTAATACAACAGGTGGTTCTAACACTGGATTAGGTCAAGCAGCACTAGGAGCAAATACAACTGGTAATGACAACGTAGCTGTAGGAAACGGTGCATTAGACGCCAACACAACCGCTAGTTTTAATACTGCTGTGGGTCGTTCAGCTTTAACAGACAATACTACTGGTGCTAGTAATACAGCAGTAGGGTACGGTTCACAAGCAAATACTACTACAGGTGGTTCTAATGTTTCAGTAGGTACTAATAGTTTAGAAGCTAATACTACTGGTGATAGTAATGTTGCTATAGGAACACAAGCCTTAGATACTAATACTACAGCCTCAAACAACACTGCTATTGGGCATACAGCTTTATTTGCAAACACTACAGGTGCAGATAATGTTGCAGTAGGTGCAACTTCACTTGATGCAAATACTACAGGATATAGTAATTCAGCTTTAGGTAGAGATTCTTTAACAGCAAATACAGAAGGACATTCTAATGTTGCTGTTGGACAAAATACTATGGCAGCCAATACAACTGGTGATGGAAACACAGCAGTAGGTCAAGCAGCACTAGATGCTAATACAACTGCTAACAACAACACCGCAGTTGGTAAAAGTTCTTTAGGAGCAAATACAACAGGTACTAATAACGCAGCAGTTGGTATGAACTCTTTATTAGCAAATACTACAGGTGACCAAAATACTGCTCTTGGTAAAAGTGCATTAGCATCTAACACTACAGCAAGTAACAACACAGCTTTAGGGTATATAGCTCTTAATGTAAACACTACAGGTGCAGGAAATGTAGCTATAGGTGCTAATGCTTTAGATGCTGCTACAACAGGAGATGATAATGTAGCTGTAGGTATGCACGCTTTAGGCTCTAATACTACTGCTAGTGATAACACAGCCGTTGGTCGTTCTACTTTAGCTAATAATACAACTGGTACTAATAATGTTGGTATAGGAAGAAGTGCATTAGCTTTAAACACTACAGGTGCTGAAAATACAGCAGTAGGTGCTTTAGCTTTAGATGCTTCTACCACTGGTAGTTACAACACTGCTTTAGGGAAAGGAACTTTATCAGCCAATACAACAGCTAATAACAATACAGCACTTGGGTATCAAGCTTTACTTGTAAATACAACAGGTGCTTCAAATACAGGAGTTGGTGCTAACGCATTAGATGAAAACACTACAGGTGATAATAATACAGCTATTGGATTATCTGCTCTTAACAAAAACACAACGGCAGATAACAACACAGCCGTTGGTTATGCTTCTTTAGGAGCAAACACTACAGGTACAGAAAATGTAGCTGTAGGTGCTTTAGCTTTAGATGCTTGTACTACAGGTGGTGGAAATGTTGGTATAGGTGTTAACTCTTTAGGAGCTTTAACAACTGGAACAGGTAATACAGCTATTGGAGATGATTCAGTAGCTAGTGGTGTTGTAACAGGTAATTATAATACTGCTTTAGGTAATTCATCAATGGATGCACTTACAAGTGGTACATTAAATGTTGCTGTAGGTAGATTAGCATTAGCAGCAAATACTACAGCAGACAATAATACTGCTGTTGGTGCTAGTGCTTTAGCAGCAAACACTACAGGTACTAGTAATACAGCAATAGGTGCATTGTCTTTAGAAGCCAACACAACAGCCGATAATAACACAGGTCTAGGTTTAAGCAGTCTTAGAGCCAATACAACTGGTGCTAGTAACACAGCTGTAGGTCGTTTAGCATTAAGAACAAACACTACTGCAGATAATAATACTGCAGTTGGTGACGCATCTTTAGCATTAAACACTACAGGTGCAGAAAATACAGCTGTGGGTGATGAAGCTTTAGCAGCAAACACAACAGCAAGTAATAACACAGCATTAGGTAGAAGGTCTTTAACAACAAATACAACAGGTGCTAGTAATACTGCTGTAGGTCGTGAAGCTTTGAAGTATAACACCACAGCATCTAACAATACAGCAGTTGGTTATGCTTCTTTAGTATCAAACACTACAGGTGATAACAATACAGGAGTAGGTATTAATGCTTTGCAATCAACTACTACAGGTGCAGGTAATACTGGTGTTGGGTCTAATTGTTTAGTAAATGCAACAACAGGTCAAAAAAATGTTGCAATGGGTCAGAGTGCTGGAGGTGCTACTACTACAGGTTTTGAAAATATTTATATTGGTTTTCAAGCTGGAACTCATGATGTTTCACACCAAACAGGTGCTAGATGTACAATTATAGGTGCTTATGCTGATGCAGCTACAAGTGGAGCTACTGATGCTCAAATTATTGGACAAGATATTACAGGGTCAGGTGGTTTTACAACATTAGGAAGTGGTTCTGCTGATATAAGAGCACAAAATGGTGTAGCTACTTGGGCAACTATTTCAGATGAAAGAGTAAAAAAAGATATTACAGATGCAACAGCAGGATTATCTTTTATTAACGACTTAAAACCTAGAACTTTTAAATATAAAAACAAAGGTGATATACCTGAAACATTTAAAGGTTATGAAGAAGGCTCTACAGAACCATACAAATTTTCAACGACTGAGCATGGTTTTATAGCTCAAGAAGTTAAAGCAGTTATAGATAGTCATTCTGAAATTTCTGATGGATTTAAAATGTGGTCTGAAAGAGAAACAGGTCAACAAGAAGTTGCAGAATCAGCACTTATACCAATTCTAGTTAAAGCTTTGCAAGAAGCTGATAATAAAATAGATGCTTTAACTACTAGAATAGAAGCATTAGAAAGTTAAACTTTAAAAGGAGAATAATATGGCACAAACAGTAACAGAATGTCTAGCAGCAGGAACTGATAGCGTAAACTTAATTGACGGTGTAAAAGCTGGAAGTTGGAACGTTGAAGGAATGACACAAGCTGAAATAAATGAAATGGTCCAAAGGAACGTAGACCACTTAGAACTTATTTTAGAATATGCACCTGTTGATAGTGATGACGATACTCCAGATGTAAAAGGAGCAGCAAGTAATTTAAAAACTACTCACGTTGCAGCAGTTGCAACTGGTAAGACATACATAACTGATAATAGTTAAACCACATGGAACTAACACCTTATTTATTTTGGAATATATTTATAACTTTGGTGTTAGCACCAGTGCTTTACAGCATTAGACAAAACACAGAAGAGGCTAAACGCCTTGACATACTTTTAAACAAAACTCGTGAAGAGATAGCTAGAGAGTATGTAACCAAAAACGAAGTTAAAGATGACATGGGAATCCTCATGGATAGGATAGATAAAATCGGAGAAAAACTTGACAAACTCTTTGAAGTTAAGTAAAATATACTTATAGGTATTTAAATGAAAAAGAATAAACAACAAAAGAAAAGAAATAAAAAATATAGACCTACTTATGTTACAGGTGGTAGAGTAGATTATTCTCAAGGTGGTAGAGTCTCTTTAGCTCATGGTGGTCCTCATAATCCTAAAATGGATGCTCAAAGAAAAGCTAATAATATTAACGTTTATGATATTAGAGATGGTGATGATGAGTTTAGAGATGGTGATGATGAGTTTAGAGATGATAATGGCGGAGGTGGTGGTTCCGGTGGTGGTTCCGGTGGTGGTTCCGGTGGTGGTTCCGGTGGTGG